CAAGCGTCGTTTGCATTATCCTGAATGTGATCGGCGTGCTGAGCGTGGAGGTCACGCTGGCAGTCATCGGATTTGCGACGGCGATTGGGATGTTTTACCTCTGGAAGGCCAAGAACGAGAACCGCAGCAAGTATGCGATCAAGTACATCAAGAGCTTGCCGGAAACGTATACGGCAGAGGAAAAGGCACGGTTTTTGGAGATCGTGCTCAAGGACTGAAAGGAGTAAAAACGATATGAACGAACTGAACGCGTGCCCGTTATGCGGGCATTTTCCAGAACTGAAATATGTCGGAGACAATAAAGATCTCTTGGTGTACCAATGCGCACATTGTGGCTACATTGCCGCGAAAAACCATGAGGCAAAATACACAAAACGCGGTGCTATGAAAATTTGGAACAAAGCGACGAAAAAAGCATAATGAAGGGAGTACATAACATGGACAAAATTATGAAACGGCTTTCGAATCTGCTGAGCGTCAAGAGCCTTGTGACGCTGCTGCTTACGGTGGTGTTTACGGTGCTGGCGCTCCGGGGCGACATCACGGGCAAGGATTTTCTGACGATCTTCCTGATGGTCATCACGTTCTATTTCGGCACGCAGTCGCAGAAAGCGCAGGACGCGATGGACGCGAAGGGTGACGACAATGGCACTGAAAATTAACGATACCATCCGGGCAACGAGAGTGGGCGGCAAGCGTCCGCTCTCGGCCATCCGGGCCATCGTGTTCCACTACACTGCAAACACTGGCCAGCATGCAACGGCGCTCGGCAATGCCCGATACTTTGCCAACGGCAGCGAGGGACGCGCTGCTTCGGCACATTTCGTGGTAGATGAGGGCGATACCGTTTACCAGTGTGTGCCGCTGGACGTGGTGGCGTGGGCCGTGGGCGACGGCAGGAGCGGCAAATTCGGAAAGGTATACGGCAACTACAACACCGTTTCCATCGAGATGGTGAGCCACACGGACGCTTCTGGCAAGTATTACATTCCGGAAGCGACGATGCGCAACGCTGCGCGGCTCTATCAGATGTTGCTGAAGCGGCTGCCGGGCGTGCAGGCCGCAATCCGGCACTATGACATTTCGATGAAACTGTGTCCGCTGCCGCTGATTGACGAAAAGAAATGGGCGGACTTTAAGAAGCTCTTGGAGGAGGTGGATGAGGTGATCACGAAATCGAAGATGATCATAGACGGCAAGGAGATCGAAAGCTGCGGCGACACCTGTATTTTCATGCAGGACGGCCTGAACCCGGAGGTGGATTTCACAGAGGAAGCCATCCAGA